AGAAGTACAGCAGGCTATAATTAACTATTTCGAGTCATGTAAAAGGAATCACGTTAGACCGGGAAATTTAGGCTTGTACGCTGCGCTAGGTATGTCGAGACAGGATTATAATAACGCGATTACAGGTAAATCTAAGAGCAAAGTAAGCCCCGCGTGCATAGACATGCTAAAAAAAGCTAACCGTGCAATAGGTGCATACCGTGAGAATTTAGCCCTTAACGGCAAGATAAATCCAGTGACATATATTTTCATGGGCAAGAACTACGACGGACTAACAGATACGCAGCAGATAGAAGTATCTGCAGCACCCACACCGGCGGCAACTATGACGCCCGAAGAAGTAGCTAAACAAATAGAACAAGACATACCTATAGATGCCGAATATATAGAGGAATAGTCAGACAATAACGCAAGCAGTCAGACAATAACACATGGCGCAAGGCACACAGAGCGCATTGCACTATTATATATTGCATAGGCACACAAAACCCGCATACATCTATACAGAAAACAGCGGTTTTTTCTATAGATGGAACGATTTTAAGAAAAATATCACCGGCGACGCCTGACAGGATCCACCGCGGCAGAAAACCCGGGCACCCCTTAAACGCGGACGGGCTCCGGCGGTAAGTTACCCTACCGAGTAACGACAAATGTCAGTTTTGTACCACAAAAGGCGATAACATGGGCAACAGATCTTACAAGGTACAAGTACATATAGACACTTCAAATGCCGGATGCATAGGTGCGAAGCATAACTATCTTACGATCATAGAACCTCACCGCATCATTGATGGAGAAAAGAAGATTACATGCAGGTGTGACTGCGGGAATGTAATACACGTTACTCCGTTTAGCTGGAAATCAGGCAGAACTAAGAGTTGCGGATGTAAGACGACGGAACTTTTATCGAAAGCATTTACACGACTTGAGCATACGGAAGAGCTTGACAGGCTTCGCAGAATATATAGAGGTATGCTTGACAGGTGCTATAATCAGAATGTCGAGAAGTATGATATATACGGCGGTCGTGGAATTACTGTATGTGATGAGTGGAGAAATGACCGCGAAGCATTTATCTGGTGGGCGTTATCTCATGGATATTCAAACGATTTGAGCATTGATCGGATTGATGTAAACGGCAATTACGAACCGTCGAACTGCAGGTGGGCTGACGCAACGACTCAGAGATTAAATCAGCGTCCCAGGACGAAGCCATACAAAAAGAGTGTGGTATTCACGATTGACGGAATTACCAAACCGGCTGCAGATTGGTGTGCCGAATACGGAATTTCAATGCAATCCGTGATGTACCGCATCAAGAAAAAAGGCATGACTCCGTTTGAAGCTCTTACGACAGGCAAGATGACTGACGGAAGACCGAAAAAGGTAGTATGAGAATCGGCAGACCAACATTGGATAAAAAGGATCAGACGCTCAAGCTCCGATTGAACGATGAGATGCGTGAATGGGTGGAGCAGCGAGCGAATGAAGACGGAATATCAATGTCGGAATATATACGCAATCTGATTGATGACGATATAACTCGCAATCTGTTTAAGATTTAGCTCAAAATAGAATCCGGTAACGATTTTTTCTCCAAAAACATAAAAAGGTTTGTTTGATGAATGCACTGTTAGTAGCAATTAGATACATAATCACAGTTTCAAATCTGATTATGATCGCGTGTCTGGGTTATTTTTCTAGCGGACTCAATTGGAATGTAGAGAAAGATAGATCATCTATTGTTGGCTTTACATGGATGGCGTTAACAATAGCCGGAAGCGTAATTTTGATTTGGATATAAATACGGGTAATAGCAATATTCACCATACCTAAACCTCTTATAGACTGGAAAAACCCTTATTGGCTGCATTGTCATAAGAAAAATAACCCTTATTGACCGCTGCATTGTCATATTATTCACTCCGATTAACCGATGTACACATATTCCATGTCTAAGGCTGACCGAAACGCACTCCCCAGATGTGTCCGGTCGTGGTGTAGAAGCCGAACAACAATATCTGCACCTTTTTTTAAAAAACTAAAACTTTTTAAAGTTATTTTATAAAGTGCCGGCAGAAATGAGTAATCTCGAACAAAATCTCCAAATAATCAAAAAACTACATAAACTCAACCTGTCAGAGCTGAAGAATCTGCAGATGTTGTACGACATGGCGATCGCTATCAAGGATGATGATATCGATAAAGCCAAGCACGAGATGCAGGTCGTGAAAAACCGTTGTGCCTTGATGGTGCGGACAGATCCGTCATTTCAGGAGCTATACTGGCAGGCAATGCTGTTTCTGGCGCAAAACCGTGACCTTGACAGCTATCTGATATATCTGGAGCGATACAGGGAGCCTGAGAGCCGTTTTTACCTGCCGCGTAGAAAACAGTTGAGGAAATTAGGGATCATTGACGCATTGCAGCGTCTGATTGACGATGAGATAGACATACTCTCATTGTCTTTTCCCCCCGGTACCGGTAAAACGACTCTAGCTGAGATGTTCTTGTCTGGTTGGATTGGATGGGATCCTGATGCATGTAACCTGTTTTCGTCGCACTCCGGTCATGTTACGCGGATGGTGTATGACGTTATATGCAATATCCTTGGAACAGATCTAAAGCAGGGACAGATAGCCGAATATGCGTGGCGTGAGATCTTCCCTACCGTCGAGATACAGGATATTAACGCGAAGGAAGAGACAATAAACCTCAATAAGTTTAAACCGTTCAAAAGCATTACCTTCAGGGCTATAGGTGCATCCCAGACAGGTGTCACTCGTGCTGATGGGCTTTTGTACTGCGATGACTTGTGCTCAGGTATTGAAGAAGCACTGTCGAAGATCCGTCTTGATAAGCTCTGGCAGAAGTACAACACAGACCTGAAGACCAGAAAGAAGGGCGGCAGGCATGGTCGCCGTGTAAAAGAGCTTCATATAGCGACTCGATGGTCGGTATGGGATGTTATCGGCAGGCTGCAGAAGCAGTACGGCGACAGCGACAGATGTGAGTTTATAGCATATCCGGATATAGATCCCGAGACTGGACTTAGCAACTGGGATTACGAGTACGGTGTAGGCTTCGATGAGTCGTACTTTGAGGATATACAGAATTCCCTGGATGACGTCACGTACAAGTGCCTATACAAAAACGAGCCGATTGAGCGTGAAGGACTGCTGTTTGAGCCGGATATGCTGCGGAGATTCAAGAAGCTGCCGCCAGACAAGACTCCGGATGCAGTGTGGGCATTTCTGGATCCGAAGGGTACCGGCAGCGACTACAACACTTTGGGTGTCTTCGTGCAGTACGGAGCGGATTACTACCTGACGGATACGGTTTACCGGAATATCGATCCTTACCTGTTGGATGATCTGAATGCTGACTGCCTTGTCAGGAATGATGTGCAGATATGCCAGATAGAGTCGAACAAGGAAGGTGTGCGTACCGGCGACGAGATTCAGAAGATTATCGATAAGCGTGGCGGCAGGTGCGTCATCGAGAAGAAATACTCGACGGCAAACAAAGAAACCAGAATCATCGTAAACAGCAAGTGGGTAATTCAGCATGTGCTGTTTATGGAGCCGCGTTCTGTAGACAATCCTGATGGATATCTGATCAATAGTGAGTACGGGCAGTTTATGGCGGCATTGACGTCATACAGCCAGTTATCAAAGAACGCACACGACGATGCGCCTGATATGGTTACGATGTTGGCGATACATGAGGGTGCCGACGGGGAATCACAGGTAGCAAGCATAATGAATATTGCAATGTAGGCAAATAAGATATCACGTAACAAGCGATGTAATGGAGATATTGATGGTCACTAAGGAGCTGCTGTCACAATATACGAGCCTGTTGAAAGAGCGAGAAGAGATAGAAAACAGTATCGAACGTCTTGAGAAGAGAATCGCCAAGATGGAGAGCGAAGGTACGGTTATCGACTCCGTCAAGGGCGGCTTTGGCGGCATTCAGCGGTTCGTGATCGAAGGATTCCCTAATGATGACATAGAGATCCGACGTGGGCTTCTGCGGATCCGGAAGAAACATCTGGAGCTTTTAAATAACCGGATACTGGCGCAGATAAACGAGATAGAAGCATTTCTCTGGTCGATTCCAAACAACAGCCCTATCAGGATGATCGTGCGGCTCCGGTACATCGAAAACCTGCAATGGGACGAAGTTGCGAACAGATTCGGTGCCGGATACTCGGAAGACGCCGTCAAAAAGATGTTCTATCGGTACATCGAGAAGGAAAACCAAAAAGAAACTGTCAAAAACTAAAAAGTGTCCCACATGTCACGATTTTTTATGCTACGATTACAATGAGGCGAAGGCTAAAAGCAGAACGCCTTTTTGCAAATAGTGATTTCAAGACCGTTACCCGCTCTGGTGGCGGTCTTTTTGATTGCAGGAGAGAGCAAGGATGAAGAAAATCGAACTTCGATGCGGTCATTGCAGGAAGTTGCTAGGTCGTGTCGCAGGAAGTGCAGAAATCAAATGCTCTCGGTGCGGCACGCTCAACAAGTACGATGCGGAGAAAAATGAGATAGAGCTTATTCCGAAAGCGAGTTGGAATACGGACAGGCGGTGGTAATATGATCAGCGGTGCATACGAAAAAGAGAATATCGAGCTGCTTGGACGTAAACGTATCTATACAGATGTTGACAGGATCACGTATGACAATGTAATTAGCGTGCTGCAGGATGCGGTCTTGCTCCACAATCAGAACGCGGCGTCTATGGCATATCTTCTCAAGTATGAGAAGGGTATACAGCCGTTGAAGCGCAAAAAGGTCATTCGTGAAGATATCGACATTAAAGTCGTTGATAATATCGCCAACCAGGTCACAGAGTTTAAGCTCGGATACAATTGGGGCAACCCCATCACGTATGTGCAGCGTGGAAACCGTGATATGAGCGGCAATAAGCCGGAGAGCGACGACGATGCTGTATCCATCCTGAATGAGATGAATGATGCCGAGTCCGCGTTTGCAAAAGACCAGGAGCTTGCACGTTATATCGAAATCTGCGGCATCGGCTATCAGATGGTCGATGTTAAGCGAGAGAATGACGGTAGTTCTGCTTTTGACCTGTTT